TGCAGCTGTAAGATCTGAATCAACTGTGTAATAGAACAATTCTTGTTGACGGAAGTCGATACGGAATGTTGTACCATCACTTGAATCTTGTAATCCGGTGTGTTCACCAAAAAGTGTACCGGTTGCAAAAGATGCTGTACCAGCGAAAATAGGATCTGTTTGATCAGATTCTAGCGGGTTGTGCAGTGTGATTGCCGGCGTCAATAGTCCTTCACCTGATAAGGTAACATCACCTGCAAAATGAAATCCTGCTGGATGAACGAACCTTTTATATAAATCTTCATAATCCGATACCGATATACCAGACTTAATTAAGATTGACAGTACCTGAAACCGTTCTGCATCTTGTATTTTCTTTTGAGAATCAAACCCGATTTGATCTGTACCTACAAGAAAGATATCTCTTTTAGGATATTGAACTTCAACTTCTTCTCCAAAGAATCCACGAAAGAATCCTTCTGCGGATGGAGCTGTACCTTTTTGTTGATAGAAATTACCGAGTAACCTAGCCATCAACCTTGGATTTTTAAAGAAAGATGATTGTGTTAATCCGTTACCAATCTCACCAATAATTTCATCTAAAAAATCTTCATCAGTGTCTGGAATATCACGTGCTTTAAATAAGTCTTGAGTTTTCTGATGGAAATTATATTTGCCACCATCACTATCAAGAAACTCCTCGTACGCTTCCATAAACGAAACGAACTTAGGATTATCCGCTTGGAACCACTCAGGCAAAGCAGTTGTAACATCTGCTCTTTTGAGTACTGGGTCTCGTCTATTTTTGTCTACTGATGTTATTGCCATGTTATGTTGTCAATGTTGTTGTTGTGTTTTGGAAGTCGACTGTACCAGCAGCTGAAGTAACTGCAGTATCTAGATTAATTATATAATTTCTAAGTGGCTTAATAGTGTTTTGGTTTGCTGGAACAACGGAGATATTTATTGAATCTCCATTGAATGCTGTTACGTTAGTACCAAATCCATTGAGCACTACCTTTCCAGTAGTTTGATTATAACTTCCGATGTTGTCCTGTATAACAACTCCATTAGTAGAATCAAATATTTCTAGAGTAGTGGACGATAATCTATTTCTTATAATACAAGTATTTCCACTTTGCGTAAATGGCGTAGATGTTACAATCCGATTTACATCGTCTGGTGCAGCTAATGCAACCGGTAAAATTAACTCATAGTCTCCAGCCGTGTTCAGTGTTGGTGTGAAACTTTGTCTTACTTTAACTGTCATGTCAGAGTTCAATATTGCTGGTGATAAATTATCGATAGTTGTAAGTAACTGTGACCGCCTAAAGATACTATTGAACTTTCCAAGATTTGCTGTAAAGAACGTAGCCATCTCAGTTTTGATATTATCTTGTACAGTGTCAATCGTAAGGTTTGTTAAATCTGGATCAAAATCAAACGTGATACGTAATTCTATAAAGGTGTTGATAGGATCTACGAATTCTGCATCTATCGACATAACTCCTAAGTTAGGAGCAATTACGTTCTGAATAGTATTTTTAGTGTCAGTTTGTACGTCAGCGGAAATGCCAGTTTTGAAGTCTAATGAAAGATAAACATCACCAAAAGTTGCAGGGATATTATCTTCTCCGCCCCAAGCAGCAACGTCATCTAATATTGTTGTGAATCTTTGTTTAATAATAGCCTTGTAGTCTTCAGCAGTTACTAATCTTTGTTGAGATGCAAAAGTAATAGGTGCGTTTGACTTGATTGACGCTATTGATTCTTTAGCATCACCACCAGCCGAACTTACAGTTGTAGTGACTGTTGGAGAATAACTAGTTCCACCAATTGCTACTGTGCTGTTTGCAGTAAATGTATTGATAGAGTTTGCGTCTGCGCCATTCGTTGCAAGATATGTAACAACAATCTTATTTCCTGCAGTAGGTGCTTGGCCAAGTACACTACCATCTCCAAATAAAATTTCAAATTGTCCATTGGGTGTTTCACGAATGATATAAACTTTACTGTTAGTGTCAATCCTTACAACTGTTTCAATGTCGTTGTAAGCGTTAAACGTACTAGATGTTGTTGTATCAAATACTTCAACCTTCAAAGTGTTTTTATCTAGATCAGCGTCGGGGATCACATAGACTTGATTTTCATCAGTATCACCGACTAGGAAAGTTTTAGTCTTTTGAGTTCCCTCAGTGATTTGAACAGTTGACAGTCCAGTTGATGTTTTGAATTCAAAAGTTCCAGTTCCGTCATTAACAGCGGTGTGAGCTTCTAATGTTTGAAACGTAAAAGTGCTATCACCAAGAGTTCCAGTGAATGTTGTAAATGCTGGTATGGATGCGCTAGCAGTAACAGTGTCTGTAGTTACAACCTTAAATCCAATAGTGGCAAACGATCCAGTCTTTGACGCTGGATAGTAACCTAGAGTTTCAGCATGAGCTACTACAGAAGATCTTAGCTGAGATGAATTTAGGAATGATTCGTTAATTGCAAAGTTTGCAGTTAATCCATTTAGGTGTGTGTTATATGCTAAGACATCGAGGATGTTGCTTAGACCTGAAGCTTCAAAGTCATAATCAGAAAACTCTGATTTTGCTTGAATGAATGTTTTTAAGTTCGATTTGATTGTATCAAAATCAAGATCTGAAGATCTAATAACGGCCATTACCTTAACCTCGTGAGATTTATACTTAGTTCTTGTGTTTCTGCAACATTAATAACTTGAAAGATTACTTTTACATTAACTGAGTTTTCGTCCGATAGTAATGTAGCTCTTACTTGACGCAATATAGCTCTTGGTTCAAAGTTTGCCATAGCTTGCGCTACCGCGTCTTCTATTTCAAGTTCATCAAACTCAGTGTCAAGGTTGAATAAGAAAGCATTTAAATTACCACCGAATTGTGGACTAAAGGGTTTCTCTCCAAAGTTAGTTAACAACAAATTCTTTACTGCTTGTTTTACAGCGGCCGCGTCTGATTTCTTAAAGACATCGTTGTTGCCTTTCTTAGCAAAAGTCAAATCAATGTCGCTATACGTCTTCTGTCTTGAAGTCGTAATCGATGCGGTATCTAATGATCCGTCTTCTATTGAAAATACGCGTGCCATGATTCTATTTATACCATATTTTTAAGTTATAGCAGCTAATTCTGCTAGCGTTGTGCCGGCAGCATTTTTTATTTTAATCGTATTTGAACTTAGCTGAAGTTTACCTGAAGTGTCAAAGAAAACAAAAGAGTTTGCATCTTGAGTATCTACATTGCCATCATTATCAATAAGTACTATTTCGCCGTTATCGTTTGTTTGTAAATCAGCCATGTCTTACCTATTTTAATGGAGGGGTTGTAACTGCACCGGCCAAGCCTGGGTTATCACGATGCGTATGATTTACTAAAGAAATTCCATCCACCACAACATCTCCTTTGACGCCTGTCATATTAAGTGTTCCAGTGACTTCAATCGTTGAATCGACTGCTTTAATATTAGCATCAGGTCCGGCATCAATAAAGATACCTTTGCCAGCTTTCACTACAATCTTTCCATCGGGATGAAACTCTATAAATGAGCCAGACTTATGATGTATGTTAATACGTTCAGCGTTAGGTGTATCATCAATTTCAATTGCATGACCGGAAGTCGTAGTAATAACTTTATTGTGTGGATATGCAGCTGCGTACGGATCAGCTGGAGCAGCTGTAACATCTAAGGTTTTTGTAAGAGTATTTGTGCCGCGAGCCAGTTGTGGAGTTGATCTATCTCCAGCCGACGCGTCTTCGTACTTTGGCATAGATCCAAAGACCAACGGCATTTGAGAATCTTGTGCATCTAAAAAAATACCAAAAACTCGAGCTCCAACTTGCACACCAAGATTATTACCTAACCCCTGTGTTCCACCTTCAGTGATAGGTACTATAGTTTGAGCGAACGGTAAATCTTTGTCTAAAATAGAGCTACCGTGAATGCCATCAACACGAACTTTGATTCTACCTAATTGTGTAGGATCATCAATACTTACTACAGTGCCGATAAACCAGCGATTGGTATCTCCATAAAACGGGGCCACTAGTCGTTACTCCTTCTCAAATTACCAATCTTGATACAGGTTGCAGATACATCATACATGTCTGCAGACATCTTAAACATATGACGTATTGAATAGATCATGTATTTTCCAGATTTCTTTTTATCACGAGCATCAGCACCATCTTCAGCTTCAGGTTGTGAATTCATAAACACAACTTCAATATTACTACCAATTGTTTTATGGAAGTCTCCCTTTATAAATT